ATATTGCTTTCCTCCCGTTAAGCTCTCGCGTAAGAGCAAGATATAAGGTAAAAACCCGTAGACAGTGTGGAAGCGGCGGCATTCGCCACCACACCACTCGCGTTAATCGTAATCGGCATACTGGTACCACTGCCGCCCACTGCAGTCGCCACAGCGCGTACTGTCGAGTAGGGGTAAAAGTTCGCATTTGTCATTGTTAGAATCGTGCCGCCGGAGGCGACTCCCGAAGCCCCCACATTGATCTGCATTCCGATTGAAACGACACCCTTATTTACAAATGACATATTTGAACCCATGGTCACACCGCTTCCAAGCGAATAGGTGAGTGAGGTATTAGCTTCCTGAGCCATTTTTGCGGTAGTAACAGCACCGTTTGCAATCCTTGCCGTAGTTATTGATTCATTATTGATGTTGAGCCAGTTAGCCTGACCAGCCGGGTTATTGAACACGAAAACTGAAATCACATAAAATGTCATGGTATTGCGGGATATAAAGAAACCCATTGCACGCTGATAGCCATTTCCAGTATTGTCTCCGTTGTGCTTTACCAAAAAGACATGGCCGTCGTCACTTGGCTGGTCGCTGAATTTGTTACCGTTATACGAAGTGAAGTAAAAGGCGTCTCCGGGCACCATATTATGCAGAGCATATTGACCGACCGATACAGTACCTGCACCTACGTTTATTTCAAGTGCGGGGATCTTTCCAAACAGGTTGTTAATGGTATCTGCAAAATCATCTCCCTTAATTTTAGGATTTACTACCATCAAATCCCCTAAGGTTTCCTCTACAGTACTAAGCGACCCTTCCACATCACCTAATGTTTCCTCTACAGTGCCCAACGTCTCTTCCACGACGCCAAGAGCTTCTGCTACTTCGGAAATGCCGGTTGGGGCTGATAGTACTGTTTTGACTTCGCTTAAATCGGAACGGATTTTTTGTGCTATTGTCAATTCAGCCTTTCCGAACACCACGCTAATGCTCTGGCCATCCGCATCATAGGTTTCTTCAACCTCAGTGATACGCGTAGTCATGGATACACCCCATGCCTTGGAGATAACTTTGACGGTTTGCCCAAGGTCAAAATCTGTCTTGTATGTCAGATTTCCATGAGGATTGACCGATGTATCGAAGGAATAGCGTATTGTCTGCTCATTCAGCTTGCTCTGACCTCGAAAAGTCAGAGTATCGATGTATGCTGCACCAAAATCCTCAGCCCGTAGATCTTTGGCATCCACGAAAATTTCACGCCGAGTTTCTCCAGAGCCGCTTGTGATGGCGATAAATGTACGGTCTGAACCTTCACCTTCGCCGCCAATGAGTGCGGTATTGGCGTAATCCGTCGCACTCTCTGTGTATATCTGTTCAGTGAGGTTTTCGTACTCCTTGGAGAACACAGCCTGAGAGATGGCGCCTTTATACAGAGTCACTGTAAAGATGCCTGTAGCTGGAGTGAACACTGTCTTAATGCCAATATCCGAAGCGGCGCATAGTTCCGTCACCGCATCCATGAGATTTCGGTAAGATATCTGTGTACTAACGGGTACCCCTAAATTTGGAGATGAGAAGGCTATTCCGCTAATTTGCCGCGCCGTGTCGGTGGGGCTAATAAGGTTATTAGTTATCAGCTGCAGGGCACAGGCAGAAAGGTCACCGGATAATTTTTCTGTTTCCCACACAATACGGCGGGAGAGGAAGGAGGTCGCAAAGCGGCCGCTCGCCGTGATGAATTCTTGCTCGGTTTGAGATAGCTTCAGATGCTCAATAATCCCGGCTTCTTCATCATCGTTTTTCCAAATGATATTCCCTTCCTTTAAGAGTGCAGTATTCTCTGGTGTTGCTATGGCTTTTAACTCAAAGGAGCCACACAGGGAGTAACGACGTGTCCAACGCAGGTATTCGAAAGACTCTACAATACCCGTAAGCTCCCTGTTTGAATTGTAGATATATAGCTGCATATTCACACCCCCAGAAACTGCGGACGATAGTAAATACTAACTTCCAGCAATTCCATATTCACTGAAGCATCGTAGCGCAAAGTATTAATGCCTGCGGCAAGCTGGAAAAACACCGAATCGGTGTCCAGCAAAGAAAAAGCATTTGTTACCACCGCTCCGTTGACGCTGATTACTCGCTTTCCGGCGAAATGGGTATACACACGCAGTTCATCCCCGGCATCCATCGTCGTGAGAAGCCGTATGTATTCACCGGTGTCAATGTTTAAGAGTTCCGGATTGGTCACTGTTCCCAGCGCCTGAAATACAATCTCGCAGCCACAGGAAACATCACCAATATTGTCAACCGTGATGATCTGGCTGGGCTGGCGCATTCCAAACTCCATGCCGCTTTCAGGTATTTCAAGTTCAAACTCGAACAGCGGTATCCAAGAAGCCAATTCCTCGCGCACTTCATCCAGTGTCTCAAAGAAGGGAGAGGGGCAAAGGAGACTGACAAAAAAGTTAGGTATCCGCTGCCTGGTGGATACGACAAAGCCTGCTTCCTCTACAACGCAGGCAATTTGCCGTTTGCGATAGACCAGTGTCCCATTCAGCTTAGGGCTGAATATCTGAAGGAGGCGCTGTCTGTGTGCATAAGCATCATCAGGTGTATCTGCCAAGACCGTACCCTCCAGTATGATGTTGCGCATATCCAATGTAGAGGAAATATAAAAAGCACCGTCCTGATCCGGTGCCTTGAAAGTGTTAACGGTCTGACGTATGTTGCCTGTGCCATCTATTTTGGTAAGAAAGTACGGACGGCTTTGTTTGAGCGTGATGCTCCTGCCATCCGCATTAATATATGTTAGTTCCACAGTCAGACCTCCTTTAAAATTCAAGTGCCAGCTTGCGGGAGAGGTTTTTGAACTCCCTTGCCAGTTCTTTTTCGGACAGAGCCTTTGGCGTTACCACTGAGAGGTTTTGGGTGATGCTTGCGCCGGAGGCACTGCCTTGTCCGGATAAACCTCTGTAATTTAAATCGAAGTTTGTGGGTACTGCATTTTGCATATCCCTTGAAACTGCAGCCATTGCATCCTCAAAGCCCACACCGATGCCTTCGCCCATATTATGGCCAATTCCGGCAAACAGAGCAGACGGGGACTTGATACCGAAGAAGTTCTTAATCTTCGATACCACATTACCGAAAAATCCAGATATCTTATTCCATAGCCAAGCACCTGCGTCAGAAATACCATTCCACAACCCTTTAATCAAATTGCCACCCACTTGTGCCATTTGACCGATATAACCAGTGAAGGCTCTGACCAGTCCCGAGATGATTTGAGGAACTGCCTTAACAACCTCTACGATTATCCTTGGCAGGTTTGCAATCAAGGCAACAAACAGCTGAACACCGGCCACAATAATCTTATCGATGTTTCCAATGATGGCATTGACCAGTGAAGAAACAATCTTCGGAATAGCACCTACTACAGTAGTAATAATCTGAGGAAGTGCCTGAATCAGCGATATCAAAAGCCGGATACCTGCATCAATAATCAAAGGAATCGACCCAATGACTGCATTGATGATACTGTCAACTATTTGCGGAATTGCTTCTACAACCGCCGTAATGATGGTAGGCAATGCTGTCACAAGTGAGGTCAGCAACTGAATACCAGCATCAATAATCTCTGGAATGGATTCAATCAAAAAATCCACCACGGCTTCGATGATGGCAGGCAAGGCAGAAACAAGCTGAGGTATTGCATCTACCAATCCCCGTGCTAACCCTATAATCAACTGCAAAGCTGCATCCAGCAGCATTGGCAGGTTCTCAATCAAACCTTGGACAATCTTCGTGACTGCAGAAACCGCTGCGGGGATGAGCTGCGGCAAAGCTATGCCAATTCCCTCCACAAGAGCGGTGACCAGTTCTATTGCCGCATTTATGAGCAGTGGAAGATTATCAATCAAAGCACCGACAATTGTCATTAGAGCACTGACCGCCGCCGGGATAAGTTCTGGTAAGAGGTTTAAAATTGTTTCCAAAACTTGCGTGAAGATGCTTGTGACTAATTCAAGTAGCATGGGAAGCAAGTCAGCCACCGCTGCTAAAATTGCACCTGTTGCTGTCGGTAATGCTGCCACGATATTTTCTAAAACTGGTACGATGTTGGTAACAACTGCTTTGAAAGCATCAACAAGATTCTCTGTCAAATTTGTCATGTCTGCATTGGCATTGCCCAGCCCAGCTGTAAAAGAGCCAAGTGCGGCTTGAAGCAGACCAATCGAACCAGTAATTGTCTGAGTTGATTCACGGGCAAAGTTTCCTGCATACTGCTCGGTGTTCTCAAAAAACATCTGCATGGCGATTTCGGCTTTTTCCGCCTGCGTCGCGGTATTCCAAGTAAAATCCAGACCCTTTGCGAGAGCATAGGCTTGGATGTTTGTAGCGTTCATCGCAACACCAAGGTTATCCATCATGGTAAAGTTGCCTTTCGCCGCACCTGTGACTGCCTCCATGGCAGAGGACATATCAATACCCATAACAGATGCCATGTCCGCAGCACGTTGCATGGCTTTTTCAGTTAGTTCAAGACTTTTACGCTGTTCAATACCAGAGCCTTGAAACAAGGCACCCATTTTGTTGGCAGTAGCGAGGTACTCACTTTGGGAAACACCGAGGTTCCTATAGGCTTCCTCACCGGTTTTCTGAATCGATGCCGCGTATGCTCCGAAAACAGCCTCAGAGCCACCGAGGTTTTGTTCCAACTCTCCGAATTGCTGAACTACCTCTTTACCTAACTTAATAGCAGCGGCTCCTGCGGCAACGGCAACTGCGCCCATCGCCACACCAATGCCCTTGAGTACACCACCGAGTTTCTCAAACCTACCACCGGCATCTTCGGCACTTTTGCCTGAATCGTCTAATTCATCACCGAGATTATCCGCTTCTATTGTAGACTCTTCAAGTTCACGCTCCATGCCGTTTAGTTCAGCTTGTGCCTTGTTCAGCTGAATCTGCCAGTTTTGAGTACGGCGGTCATTTTCGCCGAAAGAGGAGGAGGCATTATCAAGAGCAGCCTTTAGAGTGGAAATCTTCTCTTTCTGTGCATCGATCTCTTTATTCAGAACTGCATTGCGGGCGGTTACTGACTGTATGGATTTATCGTTTTTATCAAATTGGCTGGTAACAAGGGTCATTTCACTGCCCAGCACCTTGAATGACTGGTTGATTTCGGAGAGCGCTTTCTTAAATTCACGCTCGCCCTCGACACCTATCTTTAAACCGAAATTGTCTGCCATGCCTTCACCTCCTCCTATATACCCGGTGGGATAATATCGTCAATCGTTCGGGTTTTCTTCGGCTTTTCAATGCCGTGCCATTGCTGGTGGCAGGCCAATAAATCAAAAAACAGCCCGATGGGCATGAGCCAGAATTCTTCTGCATCCATGCCCATCTGAACTGTTCCATAATAAAGAAGCCGGGTAAAGACTTCAGCGTCCGTTACCCGACTTCCGCGTTTTTTGGAGTTTCTTCCTCACTTTCAACGTCGCGCTTTGTGCCTTTGAACATCGCTTCAGTGATTGCGTTTTTATATGCTGCCAAGTCAAGCGGTGAAGTGAGCAGTTCAACTTCTTCCTCGGTGAGAAGTTCCTCCGGAGCTTTCTTATTCTTAAGGTTGTGAATCAAAATGGATTGATTTGCCAGCAGTGTGATTAGCCAAACAATCTCATCCAGTGCCATCTCGAAGTTCTCGGATTTCATCAATTTTTCTCCGAGATTTTCAAGCCCGCCATACCGACCGGCAATCGCTTTTGTCGCACGGGTGGTCAGAACCAGTTCATACTCTTTGTCGCCGATGTTGATTGCGGCGCTTCTCTCATTATCCATTCTGCATCCTCCTTACGGCTCCGGTGTGTAGACCGGCTCATAAACTTCAGTAAACCAACCGGTTATAGTACCGGATGAGACTCCTGCGTCACCTTCCGTGACCTCCGCCTTCCAGGGATGCTTACCCATGCCATCCAGTTTGTTACGGCGCATAACGGTTCCTTCAATAGTAGGTGTAGAAAAGGTAATAGAATCAGCCTTTGTCTGTAGGTTTGTTGCAGGAAGGCCGAACTTCACGCGATAGAGCCAGAAGTACCGATACGTGCCGTTGGCCTTTTGCGCTCTGAAGCCAACTGCTACGGGTGTACCCACATTCTCACTGGCGGAGATCAGTACACCGTTATCGTCAGTGGATGCGCCGGTTAGATCTGCCGCGACAGTTGGGCCAATGTCATCCACACCGAGGGTAAGAGTACCGCTGTTAAAGTCCTTTACAACTTCTGCGGCACCGTCATCCGCATATAAAATTGCTTCAACCAGTTCCACCGAAAGCTCGGCGGTGATGGCCTTAGCAAGCACCGAAGGTACAGCGTAGGTTTCCTCGCCATTGGAATCTTCGGTTATCTTTGAATAGTACAGTCTATCAAGACCGATAGTTGCCATAAGTTATTCCTCCAATCTATAGTTTTTTGCCACGTCAATGGCGTAATGGTGATATCCGGTATCGTCCTCGTGTCCGATATACCGACGTTCGGTCACTGTAAAATCCCCGTTCAGCAAAGCCGTAGTAATCTGCCTTTTCCGCTGCTGGTAATTGCCTTTTGAGAACAGAGATATTCGAACTTCCTGCACATCAAAGCCTGGGCGGTTATCGGCATGGACTTCAAATAAGTCCGTCAGAGGGATAAAGACCAGATATTCGTCAGGAGGTACACCGCTGAACACTCCTGTTTCGATAGGAATATTAAGTGGACTCAGGACTTCGTTCAAATCCGAAAGTAGACTCATATCTTATTTACCTCCTCGTCCAGCTTTGCTTTCATCGCTTCGATACAGGGCTTTCTACTGGTGGTTCTCGCTGGCTTTAAGAATGGTTTTGCCGGTTGACCTGATTTTCCGTATTCGATGATATTGGCTATCTTCGCATTGCTGCTCCCATCACGGCGCGGTTCAGAAAAGCCGATCTTAACATTGTGGTTGCCATTTCTATCTTGTAGAGCAGGTGAAAGTCCTAATGCTGCCGAAAGCTCGCCGGTGGAGCGCGAAGGATACTTTGTGTCACGACCAACGGCTGAATTCAGGTTGGACTTTACCTTGTCAAGCACAACCTCACCGCCAGCCTTAAGCACACGAGGGATAATTTCATCCGTTTTATCGTTCAACCGTGAAACCTTCAGAAGGAAGTCCTCCGGCATTTTCATAGTTACTTTAGCCACTGGGTTTCACCTCCTTGGCGAGCACTTCA